ATGCGTCTAATCCCCTGCTGTAAAAACATATTAGCAGTGGGTTCGACACATATAAAACGACGATTTCGATCGTCTTTGTCTACAGTAGTAGCGCGTGAACCTTCAACAACACTCCACATCGGATTTTCATTTCCGATGTTGAGCTCTCTTATGGCGTCAGCCATTTGAGTATCCCATTTAAGGTAAAGTTGTATGAAAGGTAGTGCACCAGCAGTTACAGTGATTGGATAACGCCATTTGTCTTCGACATTCGTTTTGGAAAATTTCAACCCTAAGGTTGTTCCGGACGAGTGTCGACAGGCGTCGAACCAGGACTCAAGTGATAACTCACCTAAGACCTCTCGAAAGAGGTTCCTGGCTCTCAACCAAATCAGTTGCCGACGTCCAAACTCACTTTTACGTGAGCAAAAGACTCCAGCAATGGGGAGATCAAGGGCATGTGCCCTAACATACTTAAGATAAGAGTTAGTTTCGTTAAACGATCTATACGCCTCCTGGGTAAGTTTCTCCTGATCTGATTGTGAAGTTTTGAATTTCTTAAGAAACTCATGATTCATTCTCCAGTCAAAAATATACTGCGCACTCAAGTTTGACGAATACAACTGTGTTTCGTCAATCTGTCCCATTAAAGGGAAGTCACGCGAAATGGCCTGAAATAGCTGGTTAGCTACTATATCAGGGTTAAAAGAGCGGTACCGCTTTTTTACTTTACTACTTCTATCTTTCATAAGGAGAACTCCAAAATAAAATGAAAATGGCTTACTTATTGAGGCGACATCTGTTTCCAGAAGTTGGCGAAATCGGCATCACAGAAGAACTGTGCTCCGAAGTCTACCATCTCTTGAATTTCAGTTTGCGTATACTCAACATCATAGGCCATCTCTACGCGAAGGGTTGCAACGGTAATTTTACCATTTGCAAGTACCTTCGGCTTCTTCAAGGTTAACGTAGCACGAGGCTGCGTATACCCATTAGGAGCTGACGAGGAGGATTTTGCAGGCTTTACCGAAACGTCAATGGATCGACGTATTCTTTGGTCAGTGTCGGCGGCAACAAACAGAGTTTGTTTACCATCGGCTAGGCCAAGTGAGGAAAAAGCTACTGCAGTACCACCTGTCACGGTGATAGAGGAAGGTGCGGTTACAATACTAGCATTTGATACGGACATGTTATATCCTTGGTTGAATTGTCAAAACCAGATAATTTAATCAGAATTACCTAATTTAACGTCGCGGGTCGAATTTCTTACGAGAATAACGACCACCAAGCAACAGGGAAGTTGCAAGGCTTGCTAAGTCTAAGACGGAAGTGATCTCTTTTTTAACACCATCTAAATCGAAGGTGGGAAGAGTATCGTTTACTGTTGGCACCCATGGTTTACGAGACCAAGAATTATCAATGATAATTTCTGGTCCACCATTTGATGCTGAGATAGTATAGCCTGGCTGTGTCCAAGAAAGGACTTGACGCGTAGAATTACGTCGTTCCTGGGATTTAACCCAAGCAGCGTGGATTACTAAATTTGGATCTCCAAGGTTGATTAGACCTTTTAAAGTACTGGTTAAGTCCAGCATACGATCCAGAGCCCAACTGTATGGCACAATCTGCCACAAACCAGTTGGTACATCCTTGAGTCTTGTTCCCGTAGCAAAAGCAAAGTTTATCGCTGGTTTTTTAACAGTGTATAATATACCTGCACTAACCTCTGCCTCGTACTGCTGTACTTCAGATGAAGTAACAGTATACCCGTTGGTACGGATAACTGTATCAGCAGCTGCTAGACGCGAGCTAAATTTAGCTCGAGATTTACGTCTAACATCGGGTTTATTGTACTGAAGTATTAGCTGGTCCTGGAGGGCGTCTCTAACGTTCATGGCGGACATAAGCGTCTGTCCATACACGAAACGATAGGTCAACCAGGATTTTGCCAAGGCAACTTGAAACGTTGTGTCTGGTAAATTAGGGTTACCCCGACCTTTACCACGCTTCAGAGTCGTTAACCTTCGTCCAAGGTCTCCTTCGATCTTACGACCGATATCGACTAATGGTTCAAGCGGGTGCCGTAATAAAGCAACCGTTTTACGAATCTCCAGCAAGTCCTCAATAAAAGTATACGGCGTCTTATCCATCTTAGCTATGGCAGCCTGCCTAGCAAGAGAAGATAACTTTTCGATCTCAGAA